CTTAACTTACCTTCTAACTGAGTAAAAACACCGGGCATGACAGGTTTAGGCACCGCCCTCCCTATCATCGCTGAAAACATCGAGTCTGCCCTAGTTGACGCATCTAAAGCATCAGCGTTATTGCCGTGGATTCTCTGTAGTATGTCCTCTATATGCTTAGCATTGTGAGTAAACATATATTCACCCCAATACCAAGCAGTGTTAGCAAGCATTGATTCTAATATATTAGAGTCATTTGGTCTAGTTAGTTCACTCAACGTCTTGATAGCGTCTACCGATGTGGCAACACCATCTCCTTGTAGTAAGAAGTGAAATGCTGCCCTTTTCAACCCCAGTTTAGGCAAGCTTAACCTTCTCGGTAGGTGAGTCCACCAATGTGACTCTACCGTTTCATTTGCCGGTTGAGCCAACCAGTACTTAGCCGCTATTATGGCAGATTGCATATCTTCATGTAGTCTATGGTTTACCACAAACTTAATAATGATAGCTCGCATATCTGCAGCTGAGTAAGTACAATCTGTGTATAAATTTTCAGGCCCGTGATGCACATATATACTATTCTGTACAATTGCTAAGTCAATGTCTTGATCAATGAGAAAAGGAGTAGTTCTCAGGTTACCACATAACATTTTGTTCAATATGGCTGTCTCTTGAGTATTGAATCCTGACAAGTTAAGATATCCAGCCGCATTTACTAACCTGTCTACTAGAGCATCTTGACTTATATTGTTCACGTTATATGCAGATAGGTTCCTACGTAATTCATTATGAGTCGCATTCAAATAAGTAGGCACGATAAACCGCCCACGTTTAAATCCATAATGGTTACCATAAGTAGGCCCACTCTCACTATGCCCGTCATTATACTTGTACATCTCCCACACATGACGTCGGTTCTCAAAGAAAGAGTTGAGATATACAGGATTATCTATCATATTCCCGTCACCATCATTAACTCTTGCTGCTGGTAGCGTGTCATACCAAGTGTGTATTTCTTCAATTAACTTCTGGGTACCAAAATCTGCTCGTGGGAGTGCTGCCCCAGTATTACCACGCGCCACTAACCTGACTAGTAGATCAAGTTTTTTCTCAGCGTCTACCTCGTCAATAAAAGGCTTCAAGTCGGGGGCGCTTATTCTGATCAGATAGTCTGTTTTTTCCATTCTCTCCGCTATTCTTAAAGTTTGGTAGTGTGCATACATCAAGTATAGTAACGCTATAGCATTATCATAGTAATCTGCTGCAAATACTGCATTGTAGAGACGCCCATATCTAGCCTCTTTAACATCAGACGTCACTCCTAGTTCACGGAGGCGTTTAATTATAGCAGCCTCGTTAGGTAATCCCTCTGTGGTTATAAATTGTTTGTTCATCCCAAAATAACTGTGCTTCTCAAATGATAATTCTACTGTTTGTTTTATACCATATACAGTAGCATATGATGCACATTTAGTCCTTCGGCGCAATTGGAACTTTTCACCTGAAGCTTCATCCAAAGAGCTTGGGGACATACCAGCTATTTTGTTGGCCTCTGAACTTTGCAACACATCCCTGCGTTGCTGCTGGTAATCACCAACATGTATTTTTTCCTTAGATACGGAGGATACCCCCAAACCTAAGTTGGTCTTGACCATGATAAGGCCGTTTTTAAACGATTCAATCGTTCCGTTCGTGTTTATGATGTTTTTAAGGTAATCCATTGTAAGTGGTTTGAGTGCGGGTTAGATTTCTTCAATGTTGGGAATTTATAAC